CTTTCCCAATGTACTGGTATTTCAAAAGGCGTAATAACATGTAACTGCGGGACAAACTCCGTAAATGCCGCACCTTCTGCAACATCCCAATTGCCTTCTAGGAGTTGCTGACGCTGTGTAGGCGGCAAAGCCTTTAGCATCTGTTCGTATCGTCCATCTGTTGCTAGGAAAGGATTGTCCTGTAGCCTAGCGGGTATAAACTTTCTTGTAAGTCCATCTTCACCCTTGAAAGACTCGTGAGCGGGTGCAGGGTCTATGTAACGCTTCTTAACCCATGTAGCTCCCGAACCGCCGGGATTCGCCGTACAACGCATGTAAGGCGTAATGGAACTGTCGGTCGTCCTTAACCGTGAAGCTAGGTAGTTCCAAGCAAACTCTGTCGGGAGATGCGTGATCTCATCAAAACCTATCCAACTATATGCTTGGCCCTGATACCTATATACGTCTGCATCACGCTCCAAGAATCCAAACTCAATCTTTGCTCCACTTGGAAAGTTCCAAAGCTTCTCTACTTCCTTGTACTTACATCCCGGAAATGCTTTCGGGTACAACTCTCTACTCTTGTCTATAAGCTCTCGTAGTTCGGGCATCGAGCGTCTTATGATTAGACCCCTGTGAGCGGGTCTGTGGGCAAAACGTAATGGGTCTACAAGCATAGCGTAGGACTTACCACCCCCTGCGGCTCCACCGTACAGGACATCTGTCTCTCCTGCGGCGAGGAAGTCTTCCTGTGGGCCTTCGTTGGCCTTGAAGATAACATCCTCTTGAGCTTCAGTTGCTAAAGCTTTTGGAAGGTCTTCTAAATCTTCCGAACTTATAATCTTACTGGCCTTATCGTTGGCTAGTTGGATTAAAGTTTTGTTGGTTTTACTTATTGTTTTTTTATAACCATCAACTTTAGCTTGGGCCGCCTTTAATTTCTTTTTCTTTTCGCGGACTTTCTTTTCTGCGTCCATCTTTGCTTTAGTTTTTGAGTGGTAGGTGTAACCTCTTCCTTTAGACCCTTTTGCTCTACCTGCCTTTTTGCGCGGTGTCCCATCCACTTTAAGTACGAAATTACCTTCTTCGTCTTTGAGATAGCCATCAGGATTAACATCCCAATCATTCTGCATGTCTTTCTGCTATCTTCTTTAAGCCCATGTGCGAGAGCTTACGGCCTGTAATGCTTTCGAGGTATAAACTTCCTTCGCGTAGACTTATTGTACGATCTTTAATCATAGGAAGTATCTTATTTAAAGCTTCAAGTTGGTCAGGGACGCTCTCTAACATTTCGTTATTAGACTCATCTAGCTTATAACCAAAAGGAATAGTACTACTAGACCTCCTCATAATTACCTTCTATTACTGTTTCATTCTTAGCGGGGAGTATAAATAAACCACCACTAGTATTAACGGTCACATCAAGCCTATCTGTCTTACCTAAGCCCACTCTATCTAGGATGGTCTGTGCGGCCTGTATACGCATATTAGCTTGCGGGATAGGCTCTGCACTATCCATGATGTGTACAAGCTTCATAGCGGCTTTAGGGGCGCTCTGAGCCAGTATATTTGTAGCCAGATCAAGTATCTCAGTCTTTAAGCTCTTAACAACGCTATTAACGCTTGAAGGCGAATAGCCTGCCATTTCTCCGGCAAGCTTCGTGTCACCGTTGCAGGTTACTAAGCTATCTAAGAATGATTGTTGTTTAGTTGTTAGTTCTTTATTGTTTGTCATGTATACTATTATACTGCGATCTGAGCATTTGTCAAGTCTTTTATTACTTTTTAGTATAAATAAATATAAAATAAACCTTGACAAAACTCCAATATCACAGTATAATAGATATTAAGCCCGCAGGGTTGCATAGCCTGTGGCGATCCTCTCGTTAAAACCTACCTTTTGTTATTTCCTTTGGAGTCTTTAAAGCCCCGCCGCTATCTGGTATACATGCTAAACCTTCCCAAAATGTATATGATTGTATATATATAGGGGGGAGGGGGTATGGTGACCTGCCCCACCTCTAAAGACTCTACAACCTCCAAAGCCCTACCACAAAAGCACTTCAAAGTCTACAAAGTCTTCAAAGATTCTATGACTCTATAGTCTAAAAAGTTTCTTGCAATCTGGTGTACGATGCTGTAGAGGCTTTGGAGTCTTTAAAGATTAATAGTTTTAAACTATGAAGACTATAAAAATTAATAACTTGCACCATTCTTTTTTATATGCTAGGCAACCTCCAAAGATTCTAAAATCTCAATATAAAGCGTTTTAAGCTGTTTTCTTTCTTTCCTTTACTCTGCTATTAAAAAGTCTATAAAACCCGCTAGACCTCAATTCAACTATTCAGTCACATTAATTTTAAATAAAGTATTGTACTTTGTTTTTATTTATGTTATTCGCGCCTGTATGACGTATAAAGGTAGTAAGATTTAATGCGACATAGATTTATCTATATGCGACATATTATAAGTTTATTTGGTATTTGTCGCAATTAAGTATTTACGTGTCGCAATTAGATAAGCGCGTGTAGATCAATGCCGTATCATGGGAACCATCAAGACAACAAATAGAGATCAAGGCAAACGGACTGCCGGAACTGATCGAGAAGTGGAAAGGCGTAGCGGCCGAGTACTGGACTCAAAAAGGTTTACAAGCTTATTATATTAAGTGCCGACCGAATAAAGACGGGCACGGAAAACCACCAGAATGTTAAGGGGTGATCGATTTTCTAAAATATATAATATGAAGTAAGTTTATCGGTGATAGGTGCAAGCTATTACTAATAAATTTATTTTGAATAGGCGAAGCTATGATTTTACATTATGAACCTGCTAATAATAAGCATGATCTGACAGAGTTTGACGGGTTGGGTCTGTTATCCTTGGTTGAAGATATAACCGAAGATTTAATTCACTTCCATTGTTTTAATAGGGATGAAGATGTTGATAATGCCAGAATTGCATTAACTGAATTAATGGAGTATATTGTTTTTAATCGCGGAGGGATTGAGTAATGAAAGCGGAATATTCAAAGGAATACCTGAAATGGGAGCAAGACTTAATTGATGGTTGGACGCGTGATCACGGCCACAAAAAAACACCCGAAAACCAAGAAGATTGGTATGTGTTCGACTATATTGCGAAAGTAAAAAAACGCAATAAGAAAAATACACAACCCGACACAGTTCTAATTGGTGTGGTGGCGTGGTTTGTCATTACAATTTTTTACATGGGCGCAGTAAATCTGGGAGGATTTTAAAATGACACACTTAAAAGATATTGAAGTACTGGCCGAAATGGTTTGGAAGGCAAGCGCACTAGCGGAAGATTTAATGAACTCTAATTCTAGAATGTTGGCGCCTTTTGAAAATGCCGAAATGGATTTAAACCAAATCTATAATGACCTGATGGATTTTAAATCAGATTTATTAATTGAGGATGAGTGATTATGAATTACCCTACGTGCGATAATGCCTGTACCCTTATGGGATGGTCTGAGTATATACTGGGCGATGGTTGCGGTGAATTGCATATCAGCGTACCGCCAGAAACAGACACAACCCAAATTTTCATGGCCTTTTGCCATTGTGAGCAAGAAATGATTAAGGTCAATGGTTGGCTATATGATGAACATCAATTAATCTGGGAGGGCATAAAATGCAACCAATAACACTAGCTGAAATCAACGCTACAAAACTAATCAACACAAACGCAAAAAAATGGTGCGCGGATAATTTAGATTATCTCAATAAGCCCATTAAGTTTTTCGGGAGCAGTCTCAAAGTAGAGAAGGGCGCGGATAAATATGATACTTATATTATGTATCTGCAACCTGCCGACAAAGTAGCTACCGACTCGCTATGCAAGTTTGCAGAATTGGCAGGATGTAAGGAACCGTGCCTAATATCTAGCGGACAATTGGGAATGAGTACCGGACAAAACGCGGCCACCAAACGCACCGTATTGATGATCTTACGGCCTTTAGACTTTAGCAGTACCCTACTATCAGAGATAGATAAGGCGGAGCGTAAGGCGCTAAAAACAGGCATCCCTGCACTGTTTAGATTGAATGGCACTAGTGACATAGATTTTAGCGAGATTATGGCACAACGTCCCGACTCTATGTTCTATGACTATACAAAGATATTGAGCAGGGTACGTAAAAATTCACTATCGAATTATGACCTTACATTTTCGGGTAGTATGTACAGCCCACAAAGTAAGGCCGCGCTACGTAAAGCAGTAGCGTCAAAGCACCGAATCGCTATGGCGTACAATACTAAAGGTTTAGCGGATGATGGGTTGCAAATCAACCACAGTCTAAAGTCTTTTGATACCAGATCGGAAGAGCACACGTCTGAACTCCAGTCACGGCTACAACTCGTATGCCGTCTTCTGCTTGAAAAAAAAAAGAACCATAGGCGTACACTACGTCAAGATCAACTCAAATTAAGAATTGGTGTTACAAAGCCGTATGTGTAGTTATAAATGGTTACGTAGGATGGGTCGACAACAGGAATATACTTATACCGATTAGACTCTTGTGCTTGAGAGGATA